ATCTCGTCAACGCTCTGCGCGAACCAATAGGTGCCGATAACACTCGCACCGACTTCGCCCTCGCCGCCTGAGCGAGCCTCGAAGTCCGTCAGCCCGGGGAGCGCTTCCGCCCCGGTTCCTGACGTCATCTAGGAAGCCACTGCTGAGAGCCCGTGTCGGTAGGGCTCTTGGGACTTCTCATCGACTGAGCCCGTCGGCGTCCTTGCTCGCGTGAGATGCCGGGGCCGAGAAAATCGCTAGCGAGCTGCACCCGGAGAAGTCCTGTTGTGCGTCCGTCGGACGGGGGTTCGATTCCCCCCATCTCCACGAGCAACTGATTTTCCAACGAAAAGTTCCTATCATTGCCTGCTGCGGGTACAGGATGGGTACAGTACTTGGGAACGCAGAATGGCGCCCCACCACCCAGCGAGGGTGGTGGGGCGCCATCGTGTCGCTGCGTCAGCCGCCCATCGAGGCCGACTGGCTGAGGCTGGCGATGGCCTCGGTGAGCAGGTCCTGGGCCTGCTCGAGGTCTTGGCGCATAGTCTCGGCCCACGCAGGGTCGCAGGAGGCCGGATCCTCTGGCGTCCATTGGGCGAGTGTGCGGGCGACGACGTCGGCGATCATCTGGCCGTCTCCAACGCTGCGATCCGCTCGTCGAGACGGGTGTGGGCATGCTCGGCCGAGGCTGTCAGGGCGCGGATGTCGTCGCGCATCCCGTCGATCTGGTCCTCGGCGCGGCGGTCCCGTCTCTCACGGGTGTCACGCTCCTGAATGCGGGCGAGCTCGGCGGCATCCATTCGCTTGAGGATCGTATCCACTGCAGCTCGGACTTCGTCGAGGTCGTCACGGATGTGGGTGCCGTGACTGTTGGTGGTGGCATCCACTGCCTGCTCTGCCGCCTCTCTGGCTCCTTTGGCTCGGTCTCCGACCTCAGCGACTTGCGAGTGCAGGGCCCCGATCTGGGACTCGACCCAGGCGCGCGCCCAGCGCACGCCCATTGTGGCCAGACCGATGACAGCCAAGAGGAAGACCCCCGCTGCCGCCGCGACCTCCTGCGAGGAGAAGACCTCCACGAGGGGGTGCGACGGCATGACGGTGCTCATCAGAGTCCCGTCCCGCTCCGGGTGTCGTCCCCGTGGCTGGGGGTGTAGTCCTCCCGGGTCTCACCGCCGGGAGTAAGGATCCCGGCCCAGCTCAGGATGGAAACGCCACCGATCTTGATGCGGGACAAGGCCTGGAAAGCAAGCCAAGCGAAGCCGAGGAACTGAACAGCCTGGGCGGACAGCGTCTCGGCGGCCAGGGGGTAGGCGCTGATGGCCCACGCGCCAGCCGTGAGGACGACGGCGGCAGCGACCACGAGGGCGACGCGGCGTCCCCGGGTCCACCAGGGACGGTCCAGCGCCGCCTGCACCAGAGGCCACAGGATCCCCAGGACAACGGTAGTGACGAAAGGGTCTGAGACTAGCGTGCTCACAGGACGCCTCCCTGTGGCTCGGGCTTCTCGGTCGTAGCGGCCGCCTTGACTGCTTCCAAAACAGCCGCAGTGGCCGCCTCAATATCCTTTTTGCCCGCCAGGCCGCCGAACAATACGTTGTACTGAGCCCACGAGTCCTTCACCAAAGTGTTGAAGTCTTCGCCGGAGACCCATACTGTCCGGTAACCGGCGCGGTAGAACGCATCGGCCGTGGACTGCGTCATGGAATGAGCGCCCAGACCGGGGGTGAGACGGGCATATCCGTAGGTGCCGTCTCCGAAATCCAAGCCAAGAATCTTCATGTTGTCTTCCTCATCTGTATCTGTAGGGGTTGCGGCCGGGGTGCCGGCCATGGCGTCCCACTGGGCGGCCGTGCCGTTCCAGCGGTTGAGGTCGAGGTTCCCGCCCCAGCCGGGCAGGTAGCCCATATCGGTGTACTGGTGGCACAGGCAGGTGCCCCAGTAGGGAAGGGCCGGGTTATCCGGGGGCGCGTACCCGTCGTGTCGGTCGCTGTAGTAGCGGCCGTCCGCATACCAGAGGGGGTACTGAGCAGCGACGGAGGACCAGTCGCTGCTGTTCAAGCCATTCCCGTTCAGGTAGATGCCGGGGGTCTTGCCGGTGCGGACCTTGACCCGCTCGAGCCAGGTGAGCGCCCAGCCGGGCCCCTGGGGTAGTGCGTTGTCCTCGAAGTCGAGCCAGAGGGTGGCCTCGCTGACCCAACCGCCGGCGTTGTCCAGGAAGTAATCCGCTTGGGCGACAGCATCGCCGGGGCGGGCGAAGTGGTAGAGCCCGAGCCGCCGCCCATTCTCCACGGCGCTGGCCGCCTGGTCGTTCAGCGATGGATTGACATAGAAATCATCCTCACTGACCTTGACAATGACGAAGTCGGCGGGGGTCGCAGAGAAGCTGATACCGGCTTGGTGGCTCGAGACGTCGACGCCGTGAGTAAGTGCGCTCGAGGACGGCGCGGCAGGCGCGGGTTGGGGCTCCGGTACCGGGGTGGTGGAGGCGAACTCAGACCACTGCTGGGCGAACTTAGCCGGATTGAACCTATGACAGGATGTCCAGACGCCCCGCTGCGTATACGGGTGGGAAGCGTAGTCCACACTTCGGGTCTCGCCCCCGGTCTGGTCGCCCACGGGCTCATCCGGGTCGTCCCACCCGTCGGAGCCCTGAGAGTCCTCCCACGCCTCAGACAAGATGCCGCCAGCGGCGTCGGTAATCATGACGACATGGCCGACGCCCCCCTCGGGCTTGGAGGACAGGAGCACATCACCGGTTCGAAAACCACCGGCGGGGTACAGGTCCGAGTCAGCCCAGGGGACCTCCTCAAGACCCCGCGCCTCCATCCCGGCGCGTAGATTCCCGGTCCAGAACGCATCGATTTCGAGCAGCGCGGGATGCCCCCACGGGACACCGCAGACGGCGTGCAACCCGTAGTTAAGGGCACCGCACACGAGACTGGAGCAGTCGGCGGCCGCATCGGCAGTCAGCCACCCCTTCTCGTCGCTGTACTTGAAGACAGTGCACCTGGCAGGCTGCGAATAGCCCACGCTGAACGGGCCGCCCTGCGCCTTCTCCGGACCGGCCTCGGCCCAGTAGCGAGCTTGCCCAGCCGCAACAGTTGCAACAGACATGCCTGTTGTTTCCTTTCCATATTCAGGTATAAAAACCCCACCAATGGGGGGGAGCATGAAAGGTGGATGGTCAGAATCCGACAGCGATGTACATAAGTGCATGCGCGCGAGACTTGTCATTCTCATTAGGGAACATGACCCGGAATCCCGTCCGATCGAGGTCGTAGACCGCTGGCGGAGTCATTGACGTGAACTGCCACTTCACAGAGTTGTTCCAAATCGGCTGGAAGACAATCGTCACGCATGAATTTGGGAACGGCTCGGCAAATGTCTGGAACGGCAGCCAACCCGAGCCGTACTCCAGGCTGTCGGTGAAACCGGCGATACGACCGACCTTGAGCATGCTGAGGTCATGAGGGCCTTGTGGCGTGTATGTGAGCCCCAGGTCCCCGGACTGCTGGGCCTCCATGCGGAGCCGGCTCGTCCCTGACCAATGGAGGCCATCCCACACCAGGAGTGCATGGATATCCGTGCGCCACACGAACACTGGGTAGACCTCAGAGATCTTGACCCCCGCGGCCTTGAGAGCGGCGACATGCTGGATTGCGGCAGCCTCTGACGCGCACGCTTTGACTGACGGGACCGAGCGCGAGAACTCCAGAATAGATTGCCTGGACGCAGGCTCGCTCCCATTTGGCACCTGATGACCTCTAACATCAATGGAAGGCATGTGATTACTCCTCTCCTGCCGCGGAAGCGGCCTTAAGGGCGGTTGACTCGGCCTCACCTGGGCCAGGACCGGATTGCGGTGTCCGTCTGAGCTCATCAACTATTTCGGAGATGAACTCAAGCGCACCCGTCTCATGCCAATAAACATGGCCGGGTATATCCGCGATCACGGCACCACACAGGCCGCACACCGACCACCCTCCGCTCATAGCTGCACCTCGCACTCCAGGGACAGCACCATCGAGTCCCCCAGGCCACGGAGACCGCCGTAGACCGTGCCCACCAGGGCAATCCCCTGACCATCAAGAAGGCCAGCCGCGAGCGCGGTGACGTCGATTGTGGTGGTCTGGTTGTTGGTGATGATCGCCGCTGTCTGGGGGCCGGTGGGTTGGGGACCGGCGTCGGTGTAGGTGGCGCACTGGAGGACTGCGCTCCAGTTGCCGGGGTTGGCGGCGTTTCCGGTGGCGGTGAGGGTGGCTCGGGTGATTTTTGTGGCGCCGATGGCGGGGATCTGCTGGCCGTAGGTGGCCAGACCGGTCAGGGTGCCGGTTCCTGCGTTTCCCTGGCTGAGGTCGCGGGGGTGGCCGACGACGGCGGCGCTGAATCGGCCCCAGCCGGTGGGGGCGTGGGTGCCGGTCCAGGCGGGGTGGGCGGTGCAGGTGATGGTGTGTGTGGTGGGTGTGGGGGGTTTGAATGTGGGTGGGGCGGTTTTGGGGGCTGGGGCTGGGCCGAGGACGTGGATGGGTCGTCCAGTGTCGGGGTCGAGGAGGACGTGTGCGGTGGCGACGCCGGTCCAGGTGGAGGCGGTGGCTGGCAGGCTGATGCCTGCAGAGCCGAGGAGAGAGACGGTGACGGTGGTGCCGCCGTCGGCGACGTCGAGGACGCGGGCGACGGCGACCATGGTGCGGTCGGAGCCGGTGCGGGGGCTCTCGTCGGCTGGAGCGGTGCTAAGGAGGTCGAGGATGGGCAGGTTCATGTCGTGGTCGCCACCTCGACGTCGGAGCGGGATGTGCCGCTGTAGACGAGGGGGATCTCGGTGGAGGAAATGATTCCCCACTGGTTGATGGTGGCCGCGCCGTCAACATTGGAGGCGGTGAGCTCGACGGGGGTGTCCAGGGTGAGGTTCGGATTGGGGACGTGGGTGACGGGGACTGTGGTCTTCTGCCTGACCGAGGTGGCGAGCATCGCGGAGGCAGCGTGGAAGGCTGCGGTGGTGGAGGTGATGAGGGGAGAGCTGAAGAACTTGGTGGAGATGCCGTAGGGGCCGGAGGTCCGTAGGGGGCCGTCGGCTTGGTCGACGGTGGCCTGGAAGCGGGGCTGCCCGGCGTCGTTCTGGTCCTGGCCTCGGGCGACGATGCGGTTGTAGACCCCGTTCCGGGAGCCATGGCGGGTGATACCGATGACGGTGCCGTTCTCGCCGTCGGTTAGGGTCGTCTTGGGGCGCTCGGTGATGGCTGGGACGGGTGGGAGGGCGTAGAGGACGCCGTCGGGGCCTTCGCGCAGTCGTGCTGGCCATGCGTCGGCGATCTCGTAGATCGCGTCGATTCGGGACTCTCCCCAGGACATGGAGGGGCAGGGACGGTTGATGAGGTCGTCGCTGATGACGACGCCCATGTGGCCGCCGGTCAGGCGGCGCAGCTCGGAGGCGAGCGTGCCGCGCGAGTAGGGGACGGTCGGGGAGGTGAGGCGATCCTCCTCCAGTCGGTGGAGCAGGGACTTGCCCGTGACGCGGATATCTGTAGCACCAACCTCCCACTGGGTGATGAGGAAACGCCCAAGAGGGACGTCCCACCGGTCGGTGGAGACGAGGGAGGAGACGGTGACCTGCACGTGGAGTACCTGTCCCATGGTCGCCAGCGGCGAGTCTGGTGCGAGCGGGGTCCAGTCGCGGGAGTTCTCGTCCTGGTCGGCGGCCCCGACCCTGGGGACTGTCAGGCTCAGGGTGCCTTGGACCTGCTGACTTGTCGTCCAGGTGACGGAGCCGGCCTTGACGGGCACTCGCCCCAGCCAGGCCCCGCCGAGCCATGAGTCCACGCGGGCCTCCCAGGAGAACACGCTAGTTATAGCGGCGGGGATGTCGGGGCGTTGGAGCACGGTTACCTGACCTCCTGCCAGATCGTGGTGTCGAAGTCGTCCCAGTCCAGGCCCATGGCATCGAGCCGTGCCCAGGTCAGGGACGCCGCGTCGAAGTCGTCCCAGGTGGAGACCCCGACGATGCGCTGCGGCTCCGGGATCGAGCAGATGGTGCCCTTGATGGTCCAGGCCCGCTCCGCCCGGTCTTGGCGGGATGTGCGGGCTTGGGATATCGAGGTCAGAGCCATGACCGTCGTCAGTGGCACGTCGCAGGCACCGCGGCGGCACTGGACGCAGTGAGCGGGGTTGTGGAACAGGAGCGCGACGGTCGGGCGGGCCGCCAGTGCCGTCATCGTCTGCGTGTGCGCCCCGCTCGTACGGGCCGTCAGCGAGACCGTGCCTGCACCCATGACCGGCGCGAAAACCATCACCGGGGTCGAGCGTCCCGGGATCTCATGAGCGGTGATCCGCTGGTCCGGGGTCCGGGCGTCGTCCCCCTGCCAAATCAGGTCTAGGCGGCTGGCTCCGATGGCGTCGGTCATCAGGGATCGCCCCGACCAAGGGCGCGTGACTGGCGTTGACTCGACCGTCTGCCCATCCCAGGACTGCACGATGCGGTACGTCAGTGGCGTGTTGACGGGGGCCAACGCGTCACCGAGCACCAGTTGAGAGTTCTCGCCCATGCGGCCACTGCCGCGCACCGTCCAGGAGAATCCGTCCGGTGTGTGACCGGTAACTTTTACCGTGGTCCCCGAGCGCGCGAGTAAAGGCGGCACGACTACCTGCACGACTGGGCCGTCGCCGTCGGGGATGATCGCGGTCAGGGTGAAGATCGGCCACCGACCGACCTCCTCGCGCGAGGAGGAGCTTCCCGGGACGCCGGTCCAGGAGTGGACCAGAGCCCGCCCGGAGTCGCCAATCCTGACCGGAGGGGTATCGCCGTCGAAGAACGCAGTGTCGGACACGTCTTCCCGCGTATCCCCGATCTGGAGGATCGCGTTGTCGACCCAGAGGGTCTGGGCTGTCTCGTCGACTACCTCGACATGGGTGGCTCTGACCCCGGCGGCCAGGAAGAAGACAGGATAGAGGACCTCAACGCCGTCAGCGGCCAGGGTCTGGGCCGACGGGATGGTGACGGTGGCCTTGTCGGCGGCTGGCGAGCCCGTCAGGCTCTGGAACCCCCTCCCGAGGTAGGCCCTCTTCAGGACGCCGTCACTGGTGACGCCGTGGAAGCCGCCCCTCTGGATGAGGGTGCCGGCCACGGTCGATGCGGCGCTCCACGACAGGGTCAGGGTGTGACCGGCGACGGACGCAGCCGGGATGCCCCGGTGGAGGATCCCAGTGACGGTCGCCCTCCCATCTGACACGTCTGCTCCGGTGGGCACCGTCCACGAGCCCGCCGCCGAGGAGACAGCCGCCCCCAACTTCCACGCGTCCGTGGAGGACATCGGCGGATAGGCTGCGATCCCGCTAGCCGGTGCGGCCAGGCCGGGCCGTACCACGCTGGCGCCGGCCGGGGCCTGCGCAGTGACGACGACGCGGCCCGCGCTCCTAGCCGGAGCCGAGGCCCTCGCCTCCATCGCGGCGTTGGCAACGATCCACAAGCACAGGTCTACCGGGGAGCCGCCAGTGGTGACATCCGCTGCGAAAGAAACCCACTGGCCCGGCTTCACCTCCGGCTGTGAGGAAGACAGCGTCCACTTGCTCGATGACGGGATCACCCGCGCTTGCCCGGAGTCCACGGAGAGCGCGGCCTGGCCGGCGGCCCACCCGGCCAGGCTATTGAACGCTCCATTCTTCAAAAGGTTCGTCCGTGCCATCAGCGTCGTCCCCTTCCCAGAGTCCGTGCGCGGCGATCCAGGACCCCGGCGGCGATAACCTCAACATGTGCGTCCAGCGCTGTGGAGTCATCGACCACGAGGCGGACCTCCGTTCCATCCAGACCTGCCAGCAGAGCCTCGTTCGAGGCCCCCTGAACGGCGAGAGCGGAGACATCCGACCACTGCCGTGAGGTCAGGACCGCCTCCCGGCTACGGGTCTGGTTGACCGCGGTGCTCACACCCGGAGGCAGCCAGCCACCGGCGTCGTACTTCCGGGCACCCCCGTAGCGGCCCACCGTGGGTGAGCCCCAGATGGAGACCTCACGACCGGACAGCCCCTCCCGGGGCTCCTCAACCATCTTGCCGCCACCGGCGAAGATGGCGACGTGATGCGCCGGCGAGCCCCAGAACAGGAGATCGCCGGGCACGGCCGCATTCCATGAGATCGGCGTCGACCCGGACTGGTATCCGGCCGCCGTCAACCGGGGCCACCCCAGGCCGAGCTGCTGCGCGGCCCAGTACACTAAGCCGCTGCAGTCCAGGCCTGGCGGGATCGAGCTGCCTCCCCAGACATAGGGGACACCGATCGCCTTGCGGGCGGCGCCGACCAGGCCGGAGCCTCCGGACAGGCCCGACTCCTCGGTCTTGGACTTGAAGATGTTCTTCAGCGACTCGAACCACAGGGGCGGTATCGCGGCCGCCGCCTGCGCCCAGAAGCTGGAGCCGGTGGAACTGAGAAGGGCCTTGGCCGGGGAGATCACCAGGTCGGTGATCGCGCCGATCGGATCGGAAACGATGTCCGCGACCGCAGAGGCCGCATTCGCCACCCAACTGGCAGCCGACGACACCGATCCCTTCGCACGCTCCCAGATGCCTCCCTTGGCGAAGGAGACCTGGCCGCGCCTCGTGCCGGTGTCGCCAACGTCAGCTAGTCCCCGCCCCCTGGAGGCGTTGACCCGGTCCAGCCAGTCCTTGCCGCCCAGGGCCCGCAATGAGTCCGGGCGGATGATCCCCTCGCCGCCCGACAAGCGGATAGCGCCGCCGCCGTCAGGCGAGTAGAAGTGAAACACGTCCTTGCCAGGGGTGTACCCGGGCATCATGGTCCGCCACTGGCCGCCCGAGGCGTACCCCGGGATTGCACTGACACTCGGCAAGCGCAGGGACAGGCCCACCTTCTCCGCAACCGTGTCGAACATCTTCTTGATGCCCCCGGTGTAAACGGTGTTGATCACGAAATTGATCGGGGTGGCGGCGGCACCCTTGATGGCGTTCATCGCGGTCTGCACGCCGGACTTGAAGGTCTCGAATCCGGACTTGGCGTTGTCGATCGCAGTCTTGATCTTCGGGAAGACGGTACCGGACAGAAAGTCCACGACCGTGGAGATGGTCGTGGAGATGCCCTGCCAGACCGGCTTGACGACGTTGGTCCACAGGAACATGAAGATCGGGGCCAAGACGGTCGAGATGAACATCCACAGGCCCATGAGTGCGGGCTTGATGACCCACTCCCACGCGGTCTGGATCGCAGCGCCAATGAGCTGAAAGGTTGGCTGGACCACGTTCATCCAGAGGAACTGGATGATCGGCACGAGCACCCCGGTGATGAACGACCACAGGGCCGACAGGGCCGGCTGGATGACGTTGGTCCAGGCCGAGGCGATGAAGGTGGAGATGGACGTCCACACCGGCTGGACCACGGTGGTCCAGAACTCCTGAAGCGCGGGCGCCAGCGTGTTCTTGATCCACCCCCAGAACGCCACCAAGGCTGGGTAGATCACAGAGTTCCATGCGTCTGATATCACCGAGGAGATCGACTGCCAGACGGGCTGCACCGTGTTCCACAGGCCCTGGAGCGCTGGCACCAGAGAGGTCGTCAGCCAACCCCACAGGGCGGACAAGGCTGGGTAGATCACAGAGTTCCACGCCGTGGAGACCACGGCGCCGAACCCACTCCAGACCGGCTGGACCACGTTCACCCAGAGGAACTGGAGCACCGGGATCAGCACGTTCGAGATGAACGACCACAGGCCGCTCAGCACCGGCGAGATGACGTTCGTCCATGCCGTGGAGACCACGGTGGCGAACCCGCTCCAGACCGGCTGGACCACGCCAGTCCAGAAGTCCGCCAGCGCTGGTGCTAGCGTGCCCGTGACCCACGACCAGAGAGCGGACAGGGCCGGCTGGATGACGTTGGTCCAGGCGTTCGAGATCGCCTCCCCGGTTGCGATAGCCCCCTCCCGCAGGGTAAGGAGGAAGTCGACGAACGCGGAGTCCTCCTCCAAGCCGAACAGGTTCCCGTCGAAATCCCCCTTCGTCAGAAGATTCCAGACCGACTGGATACCAGGGATAAGAGTTCCGGAAAGCCACCCCCAGACCTCGATCGCGGCGTCACGGACATTGAGGAGGAAGTCGACGAACGCGGAGTCCTCCTCCAAGCCGAACAGGTTCCCGTCGAAATCCCCCTTCGTCAGAAGATTCCAGACCGACTGGATACCAGGAAGCAGAGTCCCGGAGATCCAGTCCCAGACAGCCGAGATGGCTGGCTGAATGTGCTGTTGCCATATCTCGACGACAGTCCTGCCGAGCTCCTGCACCTTGAGACGGAATGCCTCATTCTTCTTGTACAGGAGCACCAAGCCGGTGACCAGTAGGGCGATCGCAGTGATGACGAAGCCGATCGGATTGGCCCTCATGGCGGCGTTGAGACCGTGCTGGGCTAAGGTGGTGTTTCTGATCCAGGTGATGACCGAGGTGAGGATGGAGAAGCCCGCGTACGCGGCGACGGCGACGCCCACGCCGATGGCGAGAGCCTGCATCTCGTCCTTGTGCTGCTTGATCCAGGTGACGGAGCCGCCGATGGCGTCGGCCATCCACCCCATCAGGCCTGTGATGGCGGGCTTGACATAGTCAATGAGGTCCTTGATCGCGCCGACGACGGTGGCCTGAAGGTTGCCTGCGGCGCCCTCGATCGTTTTGGTGGACCTGGCGGCCGCGACCGCCGTCTCATCAGAGCCGAGCTGGAGGATCGCGGCGTTGAACTCGTCAGCCGAAATCTCCCCCTTTTGCATCGCATCCCTAAAGTTTCCGGTGTAGGCGCCCATATCGAGCAAAGCCTTCTGAATCTTCCCAGAAGCGCCAGGAATGGCATCGGAAAGTTGATTAAAATTTTCCGTCGTCAACTTTCCTTGACCGGCGGTCTGGGTCATAACCATTCCGACGGACCTGAAAGTGTCCGCATTCCCGCCTGCGACAGCATTTAAATTGCCTGCCGCCTCTGCCAGCTTATCGAATCCATCGACGCCATTTGACGCCAGCTGTGCGGTGATCTGCTGAATATCCGCTAGATCGTAAACGGTTTCGTCGGCGTACTTCTGGGCCGACTCCTTGAGCCGGTCAATAGTCGAGGTGTCCAGGCCGGAGAACCGAAGCGTCGAGACGAACTTGTCGGTGGCGTCGGACGCCTCAATAGCCTCCGAGGCAAAGCCTCCGATGCCGACAGCCGCGCCGAGGGCGAGCACAGGAGCGATCGCCGAGCGGGCCAGGGCGCCGACGGAGGAGACCTTGGCGCCCGTCTGAGCGGTGGCCACGCCGGCTTTCTCCGCGGCTACGTCGACCTGGCCGAGATTGGTGGCGTATGTCTTCAGCGCGGGGTTGGCCTCAGCGACCTCACGCTTGGTCCGGCCCGTCTTGGAAGCCAGAGCGCCGACGGCCTGGTCCGTGTCGCGGGCGGCGGTGGCGGCCTTGCCCATGGCCCGGGAGTGGTCGGCTGCGGCCTGGTCCGCAGCCTTGTTGGCCGCCTTGGAGCGGTCCAGGGCCTGGGCGTAGCCCTCCTCGGCGCGCGCGATCTGGGCGGCGTTTCCCGAGGCGCGGGCCTGGTTGAGGCTGTTCTCCGCGGTGACCAGGGACTTGGCGGCGGCCTCCTCACGGCTACGGGCCTGTGCCAGGTTGCCCGAGGAGGCGGCGACCTCCTTCTGGGCGGAGGCGAGCGCCTGACCGGCGGTGGTGGCCTCCTGCTTGAGACGGGCGGTGGTCTTGCCGAGCGGGTCGGCGAAGGAGTTGGCGATGTCAGCGCCGGTGGAGGAGGTGGTCTTCTTGAAGGCGTCGGCGAAGGAACGAGCCGCCTCATTGCCGGCTGTGGGCATCTGAGACTTAACGTCAGCGTTGATCTCCTTGAGGAAGCCCTTCATGGAGGGGACAACGTCGACGAAGACGGTGCCTGCCTGGAAGCCTGCCATGGGGCACCACCACCTCTCGTGAGCTGTGTGGTGCCCCATGGGGCGGGTTACTCGAGTGCCCAGGGGGTTAGGACGGCGATGACATCGTTCGCGGCCGCCAGGGTCTGGGAAGTGCGCATCTCCTCGACGACAGCGGTCACGACGGGGACGGGCCGGGGGTAGGTCTCCTTGCCTCCGGCTGTGGAGATGAGGATGTCGGCGATGTCCTGGAGGATGCGGACCTCGGGGGTCTGGCCGACCAAAGAGGCGCTCTCCTCCTCGGCGTCGTCCTCGTCCTCCTGGGCGAGGATGGCCTCGGCCATCAGCTCGGCCCGGTCGGTGTCGTTGAGGATGGCTGAGATGGTGCGCGAGTGGCTGGGCAGTCCGTCGATGAGGTCGAGCAGGAAGGTCCAGCGCCGCGCACGGAACAGGGCCGGCATGTCCCAGCCCTGTTCCGCGAGGTCCTGGGTGATGGGCCTCCGGTACCGGGTCAGGCGGTCGCGGAGGCGTTGCCTTCCCCCTCGTCGCCCAGGAATGACGCGTAGTGCTTCTTGACCTGCGCGAGTAGTACACGGACCTTGCGGACGCTGAGGCTCTTGACGATGAGCTCGGCGTCCTCCTGGCTGAGCCACCGGTTCAGGGTCTCCTTGATCGACGTGGTCCCCTCAAGGTCGGCCATGAGCCTCTCGCTCTCCTCGACGCTCAGCGCGAAAGGGTCAGGAAAGGTGACGACCTTGGACTTGAGCCCGAGGGTGAAGGGTTCCGGGTCGGCGGCGCCGTCGATCTTCTCCAGGGCGGATAGGGTCAGGGTCGGCTTCGTGGTCATGGGTGATCTCCCTTGGTGTGGTTGGTGGTCAGGACAGCGTGGTGAGGGCCTTGGTCGGAGCTGCCGGCACGGGCGGTACGGGCGGAGTGGGCTTGGGGCCTGATCCGGCCGCGTCATCGGTGTTGCCGGAGACCTGCTCCCAGCCCGAGGCGCGCAGAGTGGTGATCTCGGCGGGGTCGTCGGTGACGCGCTCGAGGGTGATGTCAGCGCCGTCGTCGGTCGTGATGGTCTTGGTCAGTGTGGGCACGGAGTCCTCCTTGCGTGCGGGATCTCCCCTGTGGGGTGGTGGTCGAGCCGGCGGCCGGGGAGATCAGCGGCCGCCGGCTCGACGATGAGGCGAGAGACCGAGCTCAGGCGGCCTTCTCGAAGCCAATGGCGTCCAGGTGCTTGATCGCACCAGTGCCGCCCAGGTAGTGGCGGCAGGGCGTGCCAAGGACCTCATCAGAGAACACGGAGAACTCCAGGTCGAACTGGACCGGGTCGGACGACTTCCACGCCTCCTCGGGGATCGTGCCGAGCTTGACGCGGGGGAAGCCTCGGCCGACAAGCCACTCGTCGTCGGCAGGGCCATCGGACATGATGGTGAGCAGCCGGAACTCCTCGAGCAGTGGCAGCGGGGCCTCATCAAAGACAATCTCGCCGGTGTCCTTGTTGGCCTTGACCTGGGAGAGGTCGACGCCGTAGACGAGCTGCTGCAGGTGCTTGCGGTAGGGCTCGAGCACACTGAGCTTGACGGTCTTGGGCGCCTTGACCAGGTCAGTGCGCACGGACTCGACGTAGCCGAGCGCCTCGACCTCCTCAACGCTGGCGTCGGCGGAGAACGTCACGCCGTCCTTGGACAACAGGCCGACCGGCAACCAGCCGGCGGGGAGCTCCTTGAGCTGACCACCGGCATCGGTCAGGGCCTCGGGCAGGTCGACGGAGGTGGGAGCCAGGAATGAGACGGCGTTCAGACCCTTGCGGACATTGCCGCGCCGGTTGTGCTTCTTCTTCAGCGCGGCGATGGTGGTGGTTGCCATGAGGCGGGTTCCTTTCGGAGCGGGTTCAGGTGAGCGGACGGTGAGTGACGGACAGGATCATCGAGACGACCTCGACCGCCTCGAAGTAAGGGCGCACTCCCAAGCAGCTCGTCACCTCCACGGAGTCCACGAAGCCCTCACCACTCACCACCGGCGACTCACCCAGGGCGGACAGCAGACGCTCCGCGAGCGCGGTGGCGCCTTCCTGGTGGGGGCTGGTGGGGGTGGTGGCGTAGATGTCGATGCCGATGGTGTCGGTGCGGTCGACGTCGTCGGTGGGGCCTGTGTTGAGGAGGTGGACGTGGGCTAGGGGCATGGGGCCGGTGGTGAAGGCGGCGTCCAGGATCCTGGTGGTGGGGGCTGCGGTGGCCTGGGTGGTGGCGGCTCGTAGGACGGCGACGGGGTCGGTGAAGGTGGTCATCTGCGTCTCCTGCCTCGGGCGGACTTGGCGGCTGCGAGGAGGCCGAGCGTGTGGGCGCCGGGTACGGGGGTGCCAGCCGGGGTGGCGTGGCCGAACTCGGTGGCGGCGGCGTGGGGGACGTCGGCGATGACTCGGCCGGAGGCGCGGCGGCTGGTGCCGCCTCTGGTCTTGATGGTGGCGGTTGTGGGCTCGGTGTGGAAGGAGGCGGCTAGGGCTCCTGAGGCCCTGGGGGCGCGGCGGGCGGCCTCGGCGGCGACGTCCTGGCCGGCGGCGAGCATGGCTGCCTGCATCGGCCCGGAGACCAGGAGGGCGGCGATGCCTGCGCTGTTGGGTTTGAAGCTGGTGGCCACGGCGGGGTCATCTCCTTGCGAGGGGGACGGCCAGGCCCAGGGGGTAGGGGGCCGGGGTCGCCTCGACCGTCCACCTGCCCGCGAGCGCGTGGGCGGTGGGGACGGTGACGGTGTCCCGTTGGCGGATCCGGGCGCCTGGCGGGGTGTAGAGGGTGGCGGTGTCGTCGGGGGCCTCGACGGTTGCCCTGTCGGTCATGCCGGTGGCGTCGGAGGTGCCGGGGGCCAGGAGGCAGCCTTCGATGGTGACCGGGTCGCCCGTGGTGGTCAGGTAGCCGTCGGCGTCGCGGTGGGTGGGGCCGGTGACCTGGATATCGACGACCCAGCTGCGGGGGAAGGCGTCGATGATGCTCATCGTGTGCCTGCCACCCAGACGTTGCCGTTTCGGCGGGGGCGGTACTGGCGGGCCAGGGCGATGTCATCGGGGGAGAGCATCGCCTGGCCGCCGATGGTCCAGGACGCGAAGGTCGCGGACTGGGAGAAGGGGCCGGTGGTGGTGGAGGCCTGGGTGGCTCCGGCGGCGGCCTTGGGATCGATCTTGAGGATCCGGGCGACGGAGTCGGCGATCTGGGCAGCGACGACGTCGGGGACCTCGGTGTGGCCGGCCTGGTAGGTCATGGTGACGAACCGGTCCGAGGGGAGGTCGACGTCGACGTAGCCGTGGCGGAGGGTGAACGGTACGGGCTGGGCGTCGTCGTCGATGACGGAGGTGACGGTGATGAGCGGGAGTCGTTGGGGGCGGGCGTGACGGCCGTTGACCTTGACCCGGTGGGTGTAGGTGACCGGGGTGAAGGTGGTCCGGGCCTCCTGGCAGAACTTGGCCGACAGGATGGTCAGCAGGTGCTCGGCCCGCTTGTTCTCCTCGTCGGTCAGGTCCCGCCCGAGTGCCTGGGCCACGGCCTGGGTGGTCGCGAGCTTCACGGTTTCCCCGCCCCCTCTCCGTCGTCTCCTCGTTAGGTCGTCTTGCCGCCCTTGGGCGGCTTCTGCGGGGCCGGGTCGGTGCCAGCGTCTGGGTCGTCGGGTGGGGGCTCGTCCTCGCTGGCCGGGGTGGTGGACTGCGCCTGCTCGTCGGGGACCTGTTCGACGTAGCCGGCGGCGATGAGGCCAGTGGCTACGGTGTCGACGACGTCGAAGGTCAGTCCGTTGTCTCCTTTGACTCGCATATCACGCCGCCTTGAAGACCTGGACGGCGGTGGGGCGCGTGATCTTGCCTCCGTAGACGTGCAGGCCACGGACGCGGTCGGCGAACTTGTTCTCCGCCCGCATGGACTCGGTCTTGTTGACCTGTGAGATGAAGGCCAACGCCGGCGTGTAGATGCCGGCCGCGGTGGGCTTGGAGTCGTCGACCCAGGGGGAGACGACCACGTCGAAGCCGAGGAGACGGCCGATGATCGCCTCGCGCAGTCCCTCGGTGGTGTTGGACTTGTCGAAGGCGGTGAGCTTCGAGCCGTCGGAGAGGAGGAACTCCTCGAAGGCAGCGTTGACCAGCAGGGTCCGGTTGGCCTGGGGGACCTTGGCCGACGTCAGCCGGCGGCGCAGGCCACGGACGACGTCGTAGGCTGTCTCCCAGTTGGTCGGCGCGGTCAGGCCGGTGGCGGCGGTGCCGCCGGTCAGGGTCATGGTCGTCAGGAAGGTCTCGGCGTCCTCGACCAGGCCGGCGGCCGCGGACTCGGAGTACTTGTCCATGACCGGCTGGTTGGCCTGGGCGGCGTCGATGTCGTCGACGATGAAGTCGAAGGACTTCTCCTGGTCGACCTTGATCTCGATGCCGGTGTCGGAGACCTCGTCCGGCGCGGTCGTGCGCGGCAGTGTGCCGCCTCCACCGGGCTTGGTGACCACACCCGTCTTGTAGTCCTTGACCTGGATGTCGACGATGCCGGGGATGTGGACGGTGTTTCCGGCCTTGAGATCGCCCTCGTAGTCGCGGTTGGCCAGGCCGGTCAGAACCGCCTTGTTGCGGAGGTTTTCGAGGATGGAGGCCGCCCATACCTCAGGGATGAAGTGGCTGGTGGACACTGTGGCTCCTTTATCGGGAAGGGGGGCGTCAGGAGACGCCCATGATCTGGTTGAGCTGCCCGTCGCGGCGGGCCTTGTTGATCTGGGCCGGCGTCATCGCCTTGAGGTCCTCGCGCGTCAGCTGACGGGGCCCGGCGACGTTATCCCCGCGCTGGCCGGCGTCCGCCGAGGACGTGGAGGCCGGCGGGGTGACGGGGCCGCGCCAGGCGAGCAGACGGTCAGCGGAGGCGGTGATCTCCTCCTGCGTGGTTCCGGTAAGCAGATCCACGTCAACGCCCTTGGAAGCCGCGATACGGGCCTTGAGGGAAGCGGTCTCAGCGGCGGCAGCTCGCTTCTCAGCGGCCTCCTTGGCCTCCAGGAGCTTCTGCATCTCGCTCTTGGACTGCTCCTCGATCGCGTCGAGGCGCTTGGCCTTGTCCGCGTTGGCCTTCGCCCGGTCTTCGTTCTGTCGGGACAGGGCCTTCCACTTCTCCGCCTCGGCCTTCCAATCGACCGTTTCGGTCTCCTGGGGCGCCTGAGCGGAGGAGCTGGTGCCGGTGGTCTCGCCGGAGCTCTGGACGGCGGGCTCCGTGGTCGTGCCGTTAGTGGTCTGACCAGCAGGTGGGGTGGGGGTGGTGACGTGCATGGTGGTTCCTTCCCGTTTCGGGCATGACAAAGGCCCCTGCCGTTTCGGTAGGGGCCGGTAGTGGGCGCCCGCGAGCGCGGGCAAGCTTGTGGGCCGAGATGGAGCTCAGCGGCTGGAGGCGGCGTTGCCTCAAGGCGGCGACGAAGGCGACTGGGAGACCCGCAGTGCTTTCGCACCCTGGTGGGACGCCTGTCGCCTTCAGCAGCAGAATATCACCGGTGCTCGAAGGCCGCCACCGTGCCGTCGTGGCTGATGACGATGACGCGGGTGATTCGTGTCTGCCCGCGAAAACGGCGCTCGATCTGCTCGATCGCGACCTCATCGGAGAGGCCGCAGCGGCGCAGGTCGATGACGAGGCGGGACGCCTGCTTGCGTGCCTTCTTGAACTGGTCGGAGATCGTGTTCTTCTCGGAGGCGCCCCTGGGGGCCTTGAACTCCCAGATCTCGCCGTCTATCTCGACGTCGGGGTTCTTGACCCCAGGGGTGTGGTCGACCACGCGGAATCGAACTGTGTGGCCGAGGTCGGCCAGGGCCTGGGCAGTGCGTACCTCGTGGTCCTGGAGGATCGTTCCTTCCGGGACGTCGACCTTCCCGCTGCCTCCGGGGCGAAGCCACCTGGGCTCCCCGGCGTCGCGGGGACTGGCGTGCGCGACCGTCGTCGACGCCTTCGGTGCCGAGGCCCTGCGATGGTCCTGTCTCGTCTCCTTGAAGGAGATGACCGGCCCGTACTCGCCGTGCTCGGTGGTCAGGATGATGTCCTTGTACTCCGGTAGGCGGCCAGCCCGGTCGGAGGCTCCGGTGCGGGCCTCGACAGCCTTGTGGGCGGCCTCCAGGGTCTTTTCGTCGATGACCTGTTCCACGGCCATGCCCGCGGGCAGGGGGCCGACGTTGCAGTCGCACCCCGGGTGGATGGGGAGCAGGTTCTCGACGTGATAGCGCTGAGTGGAGGCGATGACGCATAGGGCGCAGTTCTCCCGGCCGGTCAGGATGCGCCGGTAGTACCGGCCGCCGGTGGCTTGCATCGTGTCGCGGGCCTGGACGCGTTTGGCGTTCTGGAGATCCCCTCCGATGAGCTGCGTCAGCCGCAGCCCGCCGGCTGAGACGGCCTGGTCGAGTGCCTTGCCCCTGGACAGTGCCGTCCACGTGGTCATGCCCGGACGCTGGTAGACCGTCAGCGGGTCCACACCGCGCATCCCGGTGACCGCCTCACGGTTGACCGCGGGCACGCTGGTCGTGAGCCCGAGCTCGCTGGCGCAGCTGAGGAGATAGGCGCGGGTCAGCTCGGCGGTCTGGAGCTGGCCGGCGAGGACCCTGGGGGCCAGGGCCCGCGCCATGGTCTCGACGGCCTCGTCCCGGTAGTCGGGCATGGACGCCCACATCTGGGAGGCGAAGGCCGTCAGGTCCTGACGGATCTTGTGGACCGCGGTGTCGTAGGCGCGTGCCAGAGCGTCGAGGCGGTCCAGGTCAGCCATGCCCGCCCCCTACGTCGTCGCTCAGGCGGTTCGCCGGTCCTGGGTGCCGGGCGTGTCCGCGTTCCCGACCGGCTGCATCTCCTCCGACGTCGTCGGTGGCGGCTGGGTGGTCAGATTGAGTGCCAGCGCGAGCTGCTCCTCAGCGCGTCTCTGCTTGTCCTGGGCGATCTGCTCGGGGCTGTAGCCCAGGATGTTCTCCTGGATCGTCTCCAGGGCCTCGCCGGCGGCCTTGGCCTGCGCCGCGGCCGCGTACCGCTCGGTCATGGTCACGGTGGCCGGCGGCGCGAAGGCGACCTCGATCGTCGTGTCACCGTCCAGGGACTCGCCCTCGACCTGCAGGGCCTTGACGAGCATCACCGCCAGGGCCGGTTTGAACCGCAGGATGCGGTCCTGGGCCTTGAAGACGAGCTGCTGCATAGGCTGCTCGGCGCCGGAGGCGGACTGGTTGGCGGCGTCCGGAAGCATCGCCGAGACCGGGGTGTGGGTCTCGGCAGCGAGCTCGCGCCAGTCGTTCCTCACCGCGCTGAGCATCGGGGTCAGGTCAACGGTCTGCGACTCCCAGATCTCGACGCCGGGAGGCAGCTCCCACAGCGCCCCCGGGCCCGGCTCGAACATCTCTTGGTAGTCGATGTCGTCGCCGTCGGGCCCCTCCTCGGGCAGTCCCGTACCAGGATCCGTGGAGGTGGTCCGCAGGGCCCGCTGCCGGTAGGTCTGCATCGCCATCGTGACCAGGCGGTAGAGGATCCCGGTGTTGATGCGGTCTATGAGGCCGGTGTGAGCCTCGAACTCCCCCATGCTGTCCTTGTTGCCCAGCAGCACGATGGGCGGGTCACCGTCGTAGACGTCGAGGCCGTCCAGGTCCCACTTACCCTGCACACGGCTGATGAGCTGATTGCGCTCGTTGTAGACGCTGCGGGAGTAGGTGGCCTTGACGCCGTCGACCCAGACGATCATGTGGTCGGCGCCCTCGGACACGGACCGCCAGACCTTGACGGCCGCGAGCGCCTTCCACGGGCGGACGGGGTCGGGCTCGGCGTAGAGCTGCTCGGGCATTTCCCTGGTGATGACGGCCTCGCCGTTGTCGTCGCGGGTGACTAGGAGGTAGCCGGTGCCGACGGTGAAGGCGTCGCGGGCGGCGTCCTTGAAGGCGACGTCGAGGCGGTTATCCCGCCAGATGCGGCGGGCCTGGACGGCTCGGGGCCCGTCGGGGGACTCTCCGATCAGGATCCCGTTGGGGATGAGGCGCTCGACGAGGGTGTCGACGATGAGTGCGCCGGCGTTGGCCAGGGCGCGTCGTTGGAAGGCCTCCCAGGACTTGCGCAGGTTGGGGCCCATCTCCGGCAGGGGCGCGTGCCCGTTGGTGTAGCCGCGTAGACGGTCCACGCGGGGGCGTGCGGCGTCCATCCGGGAGGTCAGGAAGGTGACCCACTGGTCGAGCGTCTTGCTCATGGTCCTCCCTATCCGTAGAGCCGGCGGGGTTTGCGTCGTCGCTGCGGGCGGGTGGCGCCTTTGCCGACGGCGTCCAGGCCCGCTCGGTAGGCGAACATGGCGCCCCAGGTGGCGTCGATCTTGGAGTAGTCCTGGTCGTCGGCTGGCTTGGTGAGTACGTAGCCGGCCTGGCGTGGTGAGCGCCGGGCGTTGAGGAAGTGAGCGGTCATCTGCGGGTCACCGTCGTAGGTGAGACGGCCCTGCTGGATGGCGGAGAGCAGCTGGGCGAAGGACTCGCAGGTGGCTGAGACGTTGCGCTGGGGGTAGCGGATGGGCTCGGCGGCGCTGATGCGGGCACGCAGGCGGCGCGAGTAGGCGGCCTCCCAGGTCTTGACGTCCTGCGCCCACCCGGCTGAGGGGTCGGCGTAGAAGCCGACGACGTTGTAGCGCTCGAAGGTCTCCCGGACGGTCTGCTCGATCTCGAGGCGCGGTGGCTGCCAGCCCTCGCCCTTGGGGCCGTCGGGCTGGGACCAGATGCCGATCTTGAACAGGTGCTGCTGGGTGACTGAGTAGCCGATGAGGACCGTGGAGTCGGCGATGCCGATCTTGCGGCCCTCGGAGCCGTCGAAGCCGAGGGGGATGGGCTCGTTGGTG